CCAGCAATACATATTATACCTTCATTGGACAACCAAATGCTCTAAATCCACAAGCAAATGGAATTGCCGAGTGGGGAGCAAATCCCCCACCACCACTTGATGGTTTTGAAGAAGAAAATAAAATAAAAGAAACCATCATATCAATGAAAAAGGTGACTCAGAGTGATGTGAGAAGAATGATTAGAAAGGTTGTCTGGGAATCTGGTTCAAGCTATGAGATGTATAGGCACGATTATTCAATCTATAATTTATCACCAATTACAAACTCTTCTTCATTGTATGATGCTAATTATTATGTAATTAATGAAGATTTGAGGGTTTATATTTGTTTACAAAATGGAGCAAATCCAGAAAATTCTAGAGGTAGGCCATCTGTAGATCAACCAACTTTTGTTGATTTGGAACCAAGACCAGCAGGAACTAGTGGAGATGGATATATTTGGAAATATCTTTATACAATTAAACCATCAGAAATTGTAAAATTTGATTCTATTGAGTTTATTCCAGTTCCAGAAGATTGGGGAACAGTCGGAGAGAGTATATCAACAAAAAATAATGCAATTGATGGAAAAATAGAAATCATTAATATCAAAAATAGAGGTTCTGGGTATAGTCCAATTTCTCAAACTTTTACAAATATTCCTATTCTTGGAGATGGGACTGGAGGAAAGGCAACAATTACGGTAGATTCTTTTGGGAAAGTTTCTGATATTTTTGTGAGTGATGGTGGAACTGGATACACAAAAGGTATAATCAAATTTGAACCAGGAGCACCTTCAATAACACAAAATTTAAGTAATACTGGAACAAATGCTACATTTGAAGTTATTGTTCCACCAAAAGGTGGTCACGGATATGATATTTATAGAGAGTTGGGTGCATATAGGGCATTAGTTTATTCAAGATTTTCTACAGATTCTACAAATCCAGATACAATTATAGGAAATGATTTTGCTAGAATTGGAATTATAAAAAATCCAACTAAAAGTGGAAGTGCTGTAGAAAAATTAGAAACTGCCGAAGTAAGTGCGATGAAAGCATTGAAATTGACTGGTTCAGCAACTAGTACAACAACTTATGCAGTAGATTCAGTAATTACTCAACAAGTAAGTACTGGAGTTACTGCAATAGGTTTTGTTGCTGCTTGGGATAATGTCACAGGAGTTTTGAAATACTATCAACCTGTAGGACTAGCAACTGAGGGTGTTGGATATAACATAAATCAATTCACATCTTCTCCTGGTTCTGGTGGAAGTTTAACAATTGTTGGATCTTCAATGAATGGTTCTTCATTAACAATTGATAGTGGATTTACTGGATTAAGTACAGTAATAAATAATACTACATACCAATTGGGAAGTTATTTTACGTCTGGCATTTCATCGTCTGAATATAATAATAAATCCGGTGAAATTATATACATTGACAATAGATTCCCTGTACCAAGATCAAAAAGCCAAAAAGAAGATATTAAAATCGTCCTGGAGTTTTAAGTAAAATGCCACAAAATACAAATTTAAATGTATCCCCATATTTTGATGATTTTTCTGATCAGAAAGGATATCAGAAAGTATTATTTAAACCAGGAACTCCAATACAATCAAGAGAATTAACAACACTCCAAAGTATTTTACAAAATCAAATTGAAAAGTTTGGAAAACACTTCTTTAAAGAAGGCTCAATGGTAATACCTGGACAAATTGGTTACGATGATCAGTATTATTCTGTTCAAATTGATGAGTCTCATTTAGGTATTCCTGTTTCTTCGTATATAGAAAAATTTGTAGGAAAAAGTATCCAAGGAGAAACTAGTGGTGTTACAGCAGTAGTAGAAAACTATATTACCAATGAACAATCCGAACGAGGAAATTATACACTTTATATAAAGTACAAAAATTCAAGTAGTAGTAATTTTACTACAAGATCTTTTATTGATGGTGAAAATTTAATTTCTCTAGAAGATGTAGATTATACATTATCTACAATTCAAAGAAACACATCATTTGCAACTGCAATTATATCAAATTCTACTTCTATTGGATCTGCGGCAAAAATAGAGGAAGGGGTTTATTTCATTAGAGGATTTTTTTTAACGGTATCCAAACAAACAACAATACTGGATCAATATGAAAATAGTCCTTCATACCGTGTAGGTCTTTTCATTGATGAAGAAATTGCAGTGGCCTCAAATAATTATAGTGATTTATTTGATAATGCTCAAGGATTTTCTAATTATTCGGCACCTGGTGCAGATAGATTGAAAATATCATTATCTTTAATCAAAAAACCACTTGATGATTTTAATGATGAAAATTTTGTTGAATTGATGAGATTGGATTCTGGTGTATTGGTTAAATTTGTAAACAATTCTGATTATAATTTATTAAAAAATGAATTTGCCAGAAGAACATATGATGAATCTGGAGATTATTATATCAAACCATTTAATGTTTTTCTGAAAGATTCATTGAATGATAAAGTAGGAAATAGTGGAATATATTCGGAAAAACAAAAAACATCTCAGGGAAATGTTCCATCTGATGATTTAGCTTGTTTGTCTATAAGTCCAGGAAAAGCATATGTTAGGGGTTATGAAATAGAAACAATAAGTAATATTAGTGTTGATGTAGAAAAACCAAGAACAACTGAAAAAGTTTTTAATTCATCAATTCCATTTAATGTTGGCAGAAAAATTATAGTTAATAATGTTTTTGGAACAATTCCAGTGGGATTTGGAACAACATCTCAGGTTTCTCTTTATGGTGATAGAACATCAACAGTCGGAGTATCTTCTGGAACTAAAATTGGAATAGCAAGAGTTTATGATTTTAAACTCAAAAATGCTGAATATTCTAATGCTTCTACTCAATTTGAACTTTTTCTTTATGACGTTCAAACATACACAAAATTGACTTTAAATTCCACAATAACTTCTTTAAGTACTCCAGCATTTATAGAAGGAAAGAGTAGTGGTGCTTCTGGATATTTAGTAAGTGCTGTTTCAAATTCTTCAGAATTGGTTTTATATCAGGTATCTGGTTCTTTCATTTCAAATGAACAACTCAAATCCAATGGAGAGGATTTAAATAGAAATGTATCTAGTTTAATTGATTATAATCTATCAGATGTACATCAAATTACTGCCAATGAATCGGCAGGAATAGGAACATTCACTGCAGATCCACTTCTTTCAGTTCAAACTCTTTTAGCACCATCTGGAACACAATTTTCCATCAGTTCTAGTGGCACTGTAACTTCCGGACAAGAAAACTTTTATGTGGGAATAAAGGTAGGTGATGTTGTTTCTTACACAAAACAAGGGGATATTGTCCCAACTTATAATAAAGTTTCCGCAATAAGTACCTCTGGAAAAAATATAACAATTATACCAACAACATCAGTCTCTGGCATTTGTAGTGGCACTTTACCTGCAAGTAATATTGCAGTTAATGACTTTAAAAAAGTTTCATTAGAGGTTTTAAATAATCAAAATGCATTTTTGTACTCTAAATTAAATAATTTAAATATTTCAACGGTAGATTTAACAGGGTCTGAAATTATTATAAGAAAATCATATCAAATTCCATCAAGTTCATTTTCTTCGGGATCATATTCACAAATTTTAGAAACTGATCCAAATTTAACTTTATTGCCATTTGATGAAGAAGATTACAATTTAAGTTTTTCCAATGGAACTATTCCACCATTAAATAACCAAAAACTAACCGTAAGTGGGAGAACTGTATCAATTCAAGGTATTACACCAAATTCCAATTCTTCTACTTTGACGGTGACATTTAAAAAAATTAATGTTTCCTCCAGAAAAAAAATATACAATAGATGCTCTTCACTAATTATAAATAAAACTTCATCTGGAATAAACACTTCTACTAATGGTTTAACGAAAAGTGATATATATGGATTAAGAGTTGAAGATAAAGAAATATCATTAAATGTTCCAGATGTAGAAAGTATTATTGGGATATTTGAGTCATCCACATCGTCAGATCCAATTTTACCAAACATAACATTAACAAACTTAAATTCAAATATTTTAAATTTAATTAAAGGAGAAAGAATTGTCGGTAATGATAGCAATGCTGTAGCAGTGGTTGTTTCAAGCAATTCAACCAATGTAGTTGAGTTTGTCTACTTAAACGAAAATTCTTTTTACATTGGTGAAAACGTCATATTTGAAGAATCAAAGATATCTGGAAAAGTAGATTCCATTTTGACCGGTGATAAAAATATAAAAAATAATTATATCTTGGATGAAGGTCAAAAAGTGGAATACTTAGATTTTTCCAAAATAGTTAGAAAAAGTGAATTTTCTTCGCCAACAAAAAAACTTAAAATAATTTTTAACAACTATACAATAAATTCAACAGATGCTGGAGATTTGGTTAGTGTAGATTCATACGATAAAGAAAGATATGGAAAAGATATTTCTTTTGTTGGTTCAAATAGTTTAAGTGATGTTATTGATTTGAGACCAAGAGTTGCTCCATATTCAGGTACATATTCACCGTTTGAATATGAATCAAGAAAATTTGAATCAATAAATTCTTCAAAAAATATATTCTCAAATAATAAAGATATTAATTTATCTTATGAGTATTATTTGCCAAGAATTGATAAATTATATTTAAATAAAGATGGTATATTTTTTATCAGCAAGGGAATTCCATCCATAGAGTCTAAAGAACCAAATTCTTTGGATTCATCTTTGGAAGTTGCAACGATTAGATTACCGGCATATTTGTATAGTACTACAGATGCAACTATCATATTATCTTCTCATAAAAGATATACTATGAGAGATGTTTCTAGATTAGAAGATAGAATAAAAAATATAGAATATTATACTTCATTATCTCTACTTGAATCTGATACTCAGAATCTTTCAATTCGTGATCCTCAAACAAAATTAGATAGATTTAAATGTGGTTTCTTTGTTGATAATTTTAGATCATATAATGGTGGTCAAATAAGAAGTAGAGATTACAAAGCAAGTATTGATACTGCAAATGGAATTTTAAGACCATCGCACTATACAACGTCAATTGATTTACTCATAGGATCCGAATCTGTTGTTGGATTGGGAACAATATCAAATCCAAACACAGACCTTCGTTTTGCAAATGATTTCGGATCACCAAATATAAAAAAAGTTGGCAGTCAGTTACTACTCAATTACTCTGAAGTGGAGTATGTAAAAAATATATTTGCTACAAGATCGGAAAATGTAAATCCTTTTCATGTTATAAATTGGATTGGATCTATTGAATTAAACCCATCTTCTGATAGTTGGATAGAAACAAGAAAAACAAAAAAAACAGTTGATATTGAGGGAAGTTATCAGCAATCAATGGAACAACTTGGAGTTGATAGTAACACTGGATTCTCTCCAATAGATTGGAATTCTTGGGAAACAAATTGGACTGGAGAAACTATATCCAATGGTCCAGAAATAGGGAGAATTAGTCAAGGAACAACTAATTTAGGAAACACTACTTTTGATCCAAGCGGATCTGGAAGGAGACAAGTTACTGATACAACTACATTTAGAGATGACTTTTTGACATTTAATAACCAAACAATAACTAAAACTGGAACAAGTACAAGAGAAGGTATTCAATATAAAGTATCAGAAAAATTTGATTCAACTAATTTGGGAGATAGAGTAGTTTCCAGAGAAATCATTAAAAAAATGAGATCCAGAAACATTGAAATTATTGCAAGAAGATTAAAGCCTTCTTCTAGATTTTATTGCTTTTTTGATAACGTAGATTTGACTTCTTATGTAATCCCAAAACTTTTAGAAGTTTCTATGAGTAGTGGTACTTTTTCTCCAGGAGAAACAGTAATTGGCACTTTGGGCACAAAAAGCATAAGGTTTAGACTCTCTCAACAAAACCACAAATATGGACCATACGATTCTGCAACAGAAGTGTATGTAGAGAACCCATATCAACCAGAAAATACATTATCTAGTTCTTATTCATCAACAACAACCATTTTAAATGTTGATACTGCTAGTTTATCAATAAATTCTGAATCTAATTTTTATGGGTCATTAATTCAGGGAATGCAAATTGTTGGCCAAACTAGTAATGCAATTGCAACTGTCTCTGAGATTAGATTGGTAAGTGATTTTTCTGGAGTCTTTATTGGATCTGTATTGATCCCCGATTCTACTATCCCATCAACACCTTCGTTTGAAACTGGAACAAAGACTCTTGTTTTGACAACTAGTTCTACAAATTCTACAGTTGTGACCTCAAATGAAAGTACTGCAGAAACTAATTTTTATTCAGAAGGCACTTTAGATAATGTTGAAAATTCAACTCTTCGTATAAGAAATGCAAATATAGAAAGATTACCACAATCAGAAACAATATTAGCATCAGAAACTGAAACTAGATTAGTATCAAGTAACACTTCAGAAAACAGAACAACAACAAGTCAAAGATGGGTTGATCCATTAGCACAATCATTTGAAGTTGCAGATAGAAATGGAGTATTCATAACAAAATG